GCGGTTCTGATAGAAGAACATATCAACCACAGTCTTGTCGACAAAGGTTGGAGCAGGATTAGTAGATTCATCCCCTACAGCACGGCCAGACCAGAACAGGAAATCATCATCGTCTACAGTTTCACCGTAAAAGGTCGCAGCTTCTTTCTGAGCAGACTTTGAAAGACTGCGAAAACTGAACTGACCATTAGCCTCACGAATGAGTACATGGGGCATAGAGGAGATGTTTAGATCAGTAGGAATGCCTGGCTTAACAGTCTCAACCCAAGTACCTGTACCAGGAATATCACCTGAGGTTGCCTCAAACTTTACGAAATAATCATCAGCCGTAGCAGCAGCTGTGTTTCTGATTTTTAGGACAACATTATTGATACATTGTGCAGGTAGCTGTGAAATATCAGAAACTTCCTCTTTTAGGGCATATAGTGCTCTATTAGTGGTTCCTCCACTTGTCTGAAGGTTAAAGTCTCCGTTGTCATTACGTTTAACACGTATAACATTACCAACAGTTTCTGTGTCATACGTGCCAATATTATCAATATCTGTTTTAATGCCAGAAACAATATCGTCAATATTCAAGACACCAGAAGATACGGTAGTAAAGGAGGCCGTAGCCTCAGCAACAAACCCATAACTAAAGGATTCTTCCTCAACAGTAATTGTATATTGCTTCCCTTGAAGAGATACAGAAACAGTATCACCAACCCGCCAGTTTGTACCACCAGAATTGAGTTTTACTTCAGAAGCATAAACACTTTTGTAAGAATAGGACTGACCATCTGGACCTTTCTGGGTATTGTTTACCTTAAAACTAAGTGTTGCTGTAATAGGATAAACCGAATGTGTCGAAGAAATGGAAAAAGTATCACCAACCTTCCAAGTTTTGTTGTCAGTCAGGCTTGAGTCGGTATAGCCGGTAACGGCAACATTTGAATAAGCATAATTATGATTACCGTTATTATTACCATTAACACGAAACTCAATCTTTAAAGAGATTGTTCCTGTTGCTGTAGAGGCAGTAGCAGTGTGATATAGATAACTACCTGCTCCATAATTATTGGGGTCACCAAGTGCAACGTTGGCGAATTGGATTGCCTCAACTTGTGAGCTCTTTAATACAACAGCTGTTGGATATGGGATTCCTGGAACCGGAGTAGTGACAAGAGTAGGAGTGCAATTGGCAAGGATGCTAAATCCAAGAGCTTGCTGTGTGCCTGTTCCATTCTCAACATAGTTACTTTGACCACCTAGGCTACAAGAATTATTATTGACCTCAAAAGAGCTAGGACTAATAGAGAGCTTAGTAGCCTTATAAATTTTTACTTTTTGATTGTTAGATGATTTAATAAAATCAACAGAATAGGTGGTATCGTAACCGACCTCGTTAATAACAATTAAAGCTTCAGGATTATCTACAACTCCAGAGTTAGTTGACATCGTGACCACCTTTTCAGAGTTGGCGATCATGGTGTAATCATTAATAGTTAGCTCATGGATATTTAATGGATCACTGGTCTTGATATATTCAAGAGAATCACCAAAGCTATTAACGGTCTGTTCAGCCCCTGTGTCCGCATTCCAGACGCGTAGAACGCCATTACCCCCGCTTTGGTAGGCAGCGGCTACATAGCGCTCAGTTTCGTCTCTGAAGATCGGAAACCAGTGACTTGAGGAAGGGATCGCTGTGCCGTTATCTAGCTCAGCGACATACTTGAGAGGTGGTCTCTTTTTACAGCCAAAAGTTGGATCTAGGGTAATGTTACGAGCATCATTGACCTGACCATCGAGCTTAACGGGATCAGGCTGCTGACTAATACCTCCTAACAAATTAGGAATTTTCTGTGAAATAGAAGCCATCAATATCTCCCAAGTGCATCAACTGGACGGAAGCCGTTATAAGTAAAATTATTGGACCGGTCAGAGAATATCGTGTAGTCACCCTGTTGTGATTCATACTCAATGCAATTTGCACGAGCCATTAACTCCTCACGCTCACCAAATTTCACAGCTTCCTGACTGCCAACAGTACGACCCGCAAAAACATTTGCAGCCCTAGTGGTCACGTAGTTTTTAAAAGCTTCTGGCATGTCATCAAAATTGACGAGCCAAACAATGTCAGCTTTAATAGGGTCTTTGAATGTTGAAGTATGGTTTACTTTGTCATACAATTTACCACCACGGATAACCACTTGAATACGATCACGAGGTTGAGTATCTATTGAAAGCATGTTTGAAGTAACACCAATCTCTTTGGTAAGAGCATCAGGTGTAACCGGGTAATTATATTCAGTGTTAAAGGACCAACCTTCAGCTTGTACAGCACGAGTGATTTCATCCAAGATTCCCTCAGCTAGTTCTGCCAGAGGGTTACCACTGTCAAGATTATTTAGTGGACTCTGGCCCACATTAGAGATAATTTGATTAACTGCGGCTAGTCTCGTAGCCTTAATAGTAGCCATTTATTTTCTAGGGAATGATGAACCCCGAGGGGCCGAAGCCCCAGGGGAAAATTATATTTGTATCAAGCAGCTTGGAAAGATCCAGCTACTGAAGTACGCAAGGATGCGCAGCCGAGAGCTAAACGTCCCACGACCAAATCTCCTTGGTATTGGACATTGAAGTCATTACTTGTGGTCTGGATTGATGGAGCAACAGCTTCAACAGTTCCAGCAGCTTCTTTATGAAACACCAGTCCGGCAAGATTGCTGTTATCAATCACATAGCTGTTATTTTCGCCAGTGACAGAAGCATTATCAGTTGCGTCCTTACCGTACTGAGTTGCCAATACATTGGACTTATAGATACGAATACCAGCAATAGAGTAGAGACCCTTGCCGCTATTCATGTCACCTTGAGAGTTTCCAATTTCGCGATTCAGGATTCCTGTATCGACGCTAGAAACCAAAGAATAATATTGACGAGGAGAAAGGCAACAGGCCCTGCCTTCCTGGGGTGCTGAGCGCTCGTCGAGCACTGCAGCGGCTTCAAAGAATCCGTCAACAATTGCTTGAGCGTTGTTGGTGTTACCAGAGCCAATGTTGACTTGGAATCCACCAGGCTCACCTGTAACAGGAGAAGCTTCGGTAGCTGCCTTAGCAAGCACACGCACGATACGATCATCGTAGTGCAGGGCAAGAGCTTCACCGATTTGCTTGGAAATCTCTGAGCGTTGAGAATACTGGCTCAAAATCTCATCAAGTCCATAGACAAATTGACTAGAAATCAACAAATCATCCATGATGATTGTCTTTTCATTTGCCTTGATTGCAGCGTCAGCTACGATCGGTGTTCCAGGCGTATGATAGCCCGCACCGAGCTTCCCTTGCATCAAGAACTGTTTTGATTTGCCGCCTCTAAGTGTATAGTTACGGACAAGTCCTTTGAAAATTGTAGCGGAGTTGAAGGCATTGAACACCTCTCCACTGAATAAGGTTAAAGCTGTTGCGTACTTATCAGCGTACGCATTTGATTGGTTGCCATTGACCGAGTTCGGCCTGGCCATTGGATAATCAGGAAAAGCCATGATTAGATAAAATTAAAAAAGTTTGTTTATATGAAGCTCACTTACGCGTATGTGTTTGTTGATTTAGGGCCATCAACTTGGCGCTAGCACCAAACGAGTTGTCTCGGACTATCCGGGCTCGAATGGCAAATGAAGAGAGGGTCCGACACTGAGGTGCCCTCTCTCCGGGGATCTAGGCTTTTCCGGTCCTAGATTCCATAACCGTCCTTGGGAATTTATAAGGAAAAGTTTTTAAGCTTACTTAGACAATAAGTACTGGACACCACGATAGGTGAGCTTAGTTTGTTTTTTGGCAGCCTTCTGAAGGCGAACCGCTTGCTGGACTTGAATGTCAGTCATTGGAAACTCCATAGGCTCAGGCCCCGTTCCATGCACTGAGTAGATGCGTCCTTTCGGATGAACGAACTATGGAGTTACAGAAGGTCTTTCGACTTAGCCAGACGTGCTTCAACATCCATACGATAAGCAGGATCTTGTGAATAAAGAGGATCAGCAATCGCACGAGCGAGCTCTGCTTGACTCCTGAAGGGCTTAATACCACTACCAGCAGCCTTACCGGTAACAAGCGGTGCCTCGTAGCCCTCAGCCTGCTTATAGCGGCTAGACAGGGCTTCTACTGCAAATCTTGCGGCAGCCACATTACCGTCATTGGTAATGCTATTAAAATCATTGATCTCTTCTGAGCTCAAGTTTTGTGATGCCCAAGTAATAAGCTGTGAATAAGCCTCAGCACCACCGACAGAGTTCTGGATGTCTCGTACTTGATCATTAGCAAGTTGCTGCTGACCGGCCTGCTGATTCATATGGGACTGATATTCAAAATATGAATTGATCAGATCCTTTTGATCCATGGAAGAAAGACGTTCCATGGCTTCATCAGACAAAGCACCCGTGGAACTATATTCCTTGGACAACTCAAGCATGTAAGCAGCGCCTTCGCCGACACTTACTTCTTCGGCTTCTTGCTCCCCTTCGGTTTGCAGCCCTTCTTCGACCTGCTCATCTGTAGATTCGTCATTAGGAGTACCTAATTTCTTTTGAAGTTCGTTATATGCTTTAAGAAGATCATCCTGTGACTTGAACTTGCCACCGATGAGAGCTGTTTGCTCTTGAGAATCTTCCTGCTGTTGAAGCCGATTATTACGATCAGCCTCATTCATTTCAGCAATCTTTTCACCTTGCGCTAGTGCGTTGGCTTCAGATGCTTGTTGTTCAGATGTGACACCCTCGGAAGGGTCAAATTCGATAGTGGGCATTTAGTTAGACGTGGTGTTTAACCCGCCGAAGGTCGGACGGATCTTTTTATTCATTGTGTATTTACCAGCCGTAGCTGACCCTCTAACAGAGGGCTTAATGGTGTATTTAACTTTAGGAGCTAAAGGTTTAATAGGCTCTGGCTCCCAAGCATCATTGAGCTCGGGATTGTCGGGGTTATTCCCCTTGAATTGGCCTTTGGGGCTCCGTGCTCTCTTCTTCTTCTGTTCCATTTGGTCCTTGTTGTCCCATCAGTTGTTCTGCCATAGGTGACTTGGCTAGTTGCCCCATCTGTCCCATGATTGATTCTTGTGTCGCCTGCTGTTGCTGAGCTTGCTGCTCGCTTTGTAGCTCTGCCTGTGTTTTCACCAGACCAACTACGTCGATTCCACTTGCAGCAGCAAGACGTGAAATAAATTCTGATGGCTGAATGTAGGTTTGGAGAGCCTGTGGACCCATGCTTTGACCAAGGGTTTGAACAAATTCCATAAGGGATTGTTTATCTTGACCCCGACCAACACCATTAAGACCAGCGACAACAGTCGGCATAACCAAGTCTTTGGGCAATGAAGGTAGTTGCTTGGCCTTACTCATGATATAAAGCTTACGAGACAAATAAGGTCTCAACAATTCTTGAGTTAGATTTCCGAAAATTCCCCCGAGTTGCTCATTTAGCTCCTGTTGAA